CATAGTGAAAAACTTGCTATTAATGTTCCCAGTGTGGCTATAACCAAAGATTATTTTAACTTTAAACGTCGAGTAAATTTTACACGATACAACATGTATCTACGTGATTTATATCAGTGTCAGTATTGCGAAGATACATTTGATTTTGACGATCTGACCATTGATCATGTTGTTCCTGTCAGCCAGGGCGGTAAAACAGAATGGACCAACTGTGTGACCAGTTGCAAAGCCTGTAATTGGCGTAAAGCAGACAAGGCCGTTATGCAGCCCATACGTAAACCATATCGTCCGGACTATTGGGCATTAGCTGCGGCGTGGAAGCATAGTCCATTTAGAGTTAAAGATCAGAAGTGGAATCAATATTTGGGTAGGGATCGGGCTGCTGCTTAGATTGGCTTTTCGCCTGTTAGATAAGGCTTAGAGAACCACAACTTAAACCATTCATCAGTACCAGGGCGAATATCATGAGTTTTCATGAGTTCGCCCTTTTCGTTACCGGTAACTGAAATATTACTGCCAGCGAAGCCTTTGTATTCTTGCATTATTGCACGATCACCAATGCCAGCCAATAATTTAAGTTGTTGTATATCGTCCATTAGTGTTCACTGTAAGGTACTACCGGATGATCGTCGTCCGGATTATTCCCCGGATCCCTTGCATTTGCTTCTTTTCGCATTGGTCAAAGCTCCGAAGTCTATAGGCCATTCACCGCCTACTGGTAATTCTTGTGCACCTGCTGGAAAAGCAAATGTAACACCGGCTTTTTGTTGTATTTGTGCAATACTGGCACGCACTTTGGTTAAGTCGTTACCTTGGCCGCCTTCGTGTTTAAAGTACCAGCCTGCCATTTGTTTAGTATTTTGATTAACGACAATTTTGTAGAATGCAGTAGGCACCACAACGCCATTGCCAATTTTCTTGTCTGTGGCTGTGTTGTATATGCCACCAACATAAATGTTATATGTTTGATTGGTTTGTACTGCCCATCCACGCACACTAGTTTCTAATAGTTTCCAAATGCCACGATTCAATCCACCAAGTTGTGGAAACATATTGGTCATTAAGAAACTTTCATATTCTACTTGTTGATCCCAACTTAGATCGCCGTCGGGTGCAGCATGACCCTTATCATATCCTGTACCAGCATAATCGTCGGGGCGAGGTCCGCCGGGAACACTAGCATCTGCTACAAACGCATTTGTTCTTGGCCAGCAGCCTAATGCGTTTGCTGGAGTTAACGTGTATGTTACATAGTTAGGAATCTTGGCAGCAGCATCGTAACCTACAAAGTATGCACGACGGCAAATAGGTGTTACAGATTTGCCTGCTACCTGCGGGAACCCATATGGGTTATGTACTTGGCATTTTTCTACTGCTAAAGGAGCTGTTTGATCCCAAGCAAACGCTGAACTACTTGCTGCTAATAATACGATCGAAATCCATGTTTTCATTTTGATTCTTTCTTTATAAGTTAAATTTTACCAAGCTCTGCACGACCAATATCTAGCACTTGTACGTGGTCCTGGATTGGCACAATTGTGTCTTGCTCTAAAGCTCTTACGACGCTTGGGGTTTGACTTTTTGATTTTCATGTTAGGATCGCCAAAGTTAACTTTAACTACATTGCCTTTTGCATTCTTAACATAAACTTTAGATTTCTTTACATCGCCGGCCATGGGCTTACCTAGTGGTACTTTGCGTCCATGATATTCGGCTTCGTCAATATCTCTATCGTTGCCGCCGTGTATAGGGCTTGTACTGTCAATGGCAACAGGCATGTTTGAGTCCTCAGTGAGGTATCCTACATGTTCTAGAATCTGTAATATTGTTGCATCTGCTTCAATCAATATACCATCCTCTAGTATGTCAATAACTGTAGTTTCTAGTACAATTTCTTCCCTGGCAATCTCTAACTCAAATACATCACCAAGACTCGGAGAGTCCTCCATAAGCTCAGTTTCTAATAGGTATTCTTTAAAAGATTTCATTATTTTCCCTTAGGTGGCATCATGTTTCGCTTGTCGCCTGGCGGAAATTGACTGTCAGGGGGCGGCATTGTTGCGCCTTTTGGGGGTGTAACCATCTTGCCAGTCTTTTCATCACGGTATGGCTGTTCGGCTTTTAGCACATCAGTCATTTCTTCGCGGAACAATATGCTATCTAGTAGATCTTGTAGTTCTTCATCCAAGGATATGTCTTCGCCTACCAATGGGTTATCACCTGTGAAACCGGCCACTGGATGCTGTGCTTTTTCACGATTTAAATCGTCGCCTTGATGAATGATGCTATCTATGGTTTGGTATTCTTGTTCCGGACTGTTGGCGTACTCTTCGTCCATCATTTCTTCTTCATGCATATCGTCATGTGGTGCAGAGCTAACCATAATAACTTCTGGCTCTGTCATCGCCATGCTGTTATCATTGTCATGTGGTCTCATGCCAGCCATCTTTAACATTTGTAATAGTGCATCAGCACGATCGCCTTGTGCGCTGATGTTTACACTCTTGGTACCGTCACTGCTCATGTTAGTGCTGACATTCATGGAATCTTTTTGCTCCATATCCATGTCACCACATTCAACTACTTGGCTTTCGCTTAGTCCGGCTAAACGTGCTAGTTCTGTTAGTTCGTGATCGGCACCAGGCATGTTCAGCATGTCTGCTTGTCTACCGTAACCATGCATTTGCATTTCGTCAGCAAATCTATCACTGATCCATTGATAAGGATCGCCGTCACGGGCTTTAGCAACACCATATGGCATTTCGCCATTGTCTGAATAGTAGTCATACAGTGCATCGTATAGATCACTGTCTAAATCATTTCCGGCCAAGAAGTTCTTGGTTTCATGTTTGAACTTTTTAACAATATGCTCAAGTGTACTACCAGCTTCTAACATAATGCTTTCACTTACTTTATCTTTGTTATGTGCTTTCCATGCTGTGGCATAAGCAATGCCTTTTTCTTTGTCAGTCAATTTTTCATCCTTACTGTAGCCTTGTTTAACATGTTTGACCATACGCTCTGCTTTTGCTCCTGGTGGAGCTTTTTCTTGCATGGGTCGGCCACTTAGACGCATTAATTCACTTAGCTCGTCGTCTTCTTCCAACTCCTCTTCCATTGTAGCAGGTGGGTTACTTGCCCCAAATGTACTCTTGACTTTATCTCCTACTGCACTAGCGAAATCTCCAAAACTGTCATAACTTTTTGTTGCTTGATTTTGTTGCCCATATGGGGTTCTTTTTGCAATTACATCATCGGAATCTCTGGAGATATTAGTTTCTTGACCAAATCCGCCTGTTACTGCAGGACCACCTTGTGTAGGTGGATTAACTGATGCAGGATTTGCTGCGGTTGGTCCACCACTGGTTGTGATTGGTAGTGCTCGTGATGCTGAACTTGTAGCAGCATCAGGTGCCGCATTTGTGGCAGCACCAAATTGCGGAACATTGGCTTGTGGGGCAATGCCTAGTGCATTAGGTTGTGGTGCTGGTGTTGGCTTTTCAGCAGGTCCAGTTTGCATACCTGGGACATTGGCTTGTGGTGCAATACCTAACGCATTAGTTTGCGGTGCTGGTGTTGTTGCTGCTGCAGGCTTTGCACCGCCTGCTGCACCAGGTAAGAAATCTGCATTGGTTTTACCACCGGCAGTTTGATCACCTTGTGGTGCTTTTGCTTGGTTGGCAACAAATGCAGCATTGGCAGATTTAACAGCTGATTTATAATTAGGAGCAGCCGGCTTATTAACTACTGGCTTTCCTGCTGTCACTGGCTTTCCTGATGATAGATCAGGCGCAACTTTCTTAACATCAGCGTCTGATGCCATCTTGGGTATACGATTATCTGTTGTGCCTGTTGGGACACCAGCATAACCACCTACACCAGGTGCTTCAAATAATTTTAAAAGTTTTCTCATTGTCATTTTATTTTCTCTTCTTTCCTGCCAACCACAAGATATCCTGCAATTCAGGGTCTGGTGTAGTATTTATTGATTCAAATTGAACTGGCTTAACTGCTTCCTTGCTGCTAGTAGTTGGACTACTTTGCTTCTGTTTAATTACTTTTGCTATTTCATCATCAGCATCATCAGGTTTGTCTGTGGGTGCGTAACTCTTCTGTAAAATTTTAGTTGGGTCAATTTTATCAACTGTGTGCATTACTCCTGGCACTTGTGTATTGGCTGATTTAAAATTAATTGGTTCAGCTTTTTGTGATGCAATAGGTTCAAACTTAAAAGGAGTTGGCTCAGATGGTTTTTCCTTGGTAGTATCTTTTACAGGTGCTGTCTTGTCTGTAGAAGATACAGGCGCTGCAGATGTTTTTGCTGGCTTTTCAGGTGTTGTAGCTGCAGGCACTGCAGATGTCTTTGCTGGCTTTTCAGGTGCTACAGGTGCAGCTTGAGTTGGTGCTGCAGCTGGCTTGGTTGGATCAGGTTTAACATCTGATTTGTTATTTGTGGCAGTTGCTTTTTCTGAGCCAAATTTGTTTTTAAACCAATCCGCCATTGCATCGCCTTTGGTACGTCCTGACATTTCACCGGCTTCTGCACTTTTTGCTCCAACTAGTGCTCCTAATGCTGCTGTTCCGGCTGCTGCAAGTTTTCCTTGTTTAGATGATGCCACTTGACGATCTTGCATCTTATTACTTAGATTTGAATATGTTGATCTGACTGTATCGTTTGGACTTAGATTAGGATTCTGTGTATAAACAGGATTCCTAATTACCCTAACTTCTCCGGTGCGTTTATCTTTTTTGCGTACATACTCAGGAATAACAGAAGATAATGTTGCGTCAGGGCCTTGCTGTAATATTTGTGTAGCTTTCTCTGGTCCAAAGAAATGACTCATATACAGCGAACCACTTGTAACAGGAACTTTAGATGATCGTAATTTATTAATATAGTCTTGAGTTGCAATAGCTAGTGTTTGCTTTTGTAGATTGGTGTCAGCTTTAAATTCTTCCCATGTTTTACCGTATAGTGGGGAATCTGGTCGTGCTTGTTTTACCATGCCTTTAAAAGTGCTTGGCATAAATTGTGCTATACCAAAAGCAGAACTACCTGATTTATTTTGTATGTTCTTGCCACCACTTTCTCTACTTACTACATTTCTAAGAAATTGTCTAACTGCTTCAGAATCGTCTTCGGTCAATTTCAATGATTCGTTAGTGTTGCCATCGCCGGGCCAATACTTGCTGCCTCTGGCTTTTAATCTATCAGCTGCTGACTGTTCCGGAGATATTTCGTCTGCTGCAGGTGCATCTGGAGTTGGTGTACGATTACTAGGGCTTCTGTTACCGCCACTATTACTTGATCCATCGTTGATCCATGACGCATCAACGTCGGGAGTATTAGAACCTGAACTAGGAGTAGCAGTTGGACTATCAGTTGCTGTATCACCGGAACCTGTATTACTAGCAGGTGGGTCCATGACTGCTCGCATTGGTCCTTTAACAAGTCCACCTAGACTAGGTGTCCATTCTTGATCTACGGGAGTAGTTGCATAATCTGCTGCTGCAGCCGCGCTAACTGCGCCAGCGGCAGTTTTTATTGGATTACGTTTAAGTATGTTAGGTCTGTTTGCATTTACTGCATCAAGCTCGGCTTGTGCTTTTTTGGTATCAATTCTGGCTTGTTTAACCTGCTCGATTCCCTTGGCATCAGTGGTACCGTATCGAAAGTTTTTGTATCTGTCTACTAGTCCAGGCTTTTTTGCTGCGGCCGCAGCCGGAGCATCAACAGCAGGTGTGTCTACTTTAGATGCGGGTGCATCAGCTGGCTTATTTAAATCTAATTCTTTTCCGGATCTAGAGCCAGTTCTTGGTGTCATTTGAACGTCTGCTGTAGGTGCCGCAGGTGCTGCTGCTGTTCTTTGTGACGGAGGAACATCTAATTTAGAATAATCTTTTGGCTCAGGAATGTTAACGTCACGTTTGGGAATGTCAGGTGTTTTTTTAAGCAGACTGGCAGCGAGATCTTTGCCCTTTGACCATAAGCCGGCTTCGTCAAGATCATGTTCTTCCATTGGCATCTGTTCAGCCGATGATACTGATGGTTGAAGTTTCTTCCCTAATTCTTTCCAACCGCCTGCAGATTTAGCTTCATCTCTAGCAATATTAAATGCATCCAACGCACCGGCTATAGCAGTGCCAGGTCCTGGCACTGTACCAGCTGCAGCTGACACTCCGGCGATACCAGCGCCAACATAATCTTTGTCAGCAGCACGGGCAGCAGCATCTGCTACACCAAATCCAACACCAACTCCAAATGGAGCATACTTTCCAGCTTTTTTAAGTGCTGCTTTAGCTATGTCTGCTCCGCCTTCGTTGACAGGCTTTTTTATAATATCACTGGCTTTCATCTAATTGCCTTATTTTGCAAATCTATCTTTCTTGGGACGACCGCGACCTTTTGGAGTCATATCAACGTCGGCGCCTTTGTCTACTGCATCATAATCACGCTCGTGCTTGGTGCCAGTTTTAGTGATTGTTTTTTTACCGTGTGCGGTTTTACCTTCTCTGTCATCCATACGCTTTTTAGCGTCAGCTACTGTAGGAAAACCTTCTTGTACTTTATACTCTTTATCACCAACTTTAAACTCGTCGGCACCTGTGGCTTTGGCTTTGGCCACTGCACCACTGAAAGCATTGCCTTCTTTTTTCTTGTCTTTTCCGGCACGTAATGCCTTGAGATCATTGGCATCAATTTTGTCAGGTGGCGGACTCATTTGGGCAATTTTCTTTTGACCTGGTGATAGCATATCTTCGTCTATACCATCTTCGCCCAACTTCTTGCCAGCGGCTGCGGCTTTCTGAAACTTTGCCTTGCCATACTTCTTACGACCAATACTTGCAGCAAGACCTTCAGGATTTTCTATACCGCCTTGCTTTTTTAAAGCTCCAACAGTTTTCTTAAAGCCCATGTACTTTTCGTTTAGTTGCTTTTCAACTTGTGCAACTGCTTCAGCAACGGCACCTTTGCTTTTTTCTTTAGCAGCTTTTTTCATCGGCTCTTTGGTATCGCCATCTTTGTCCATGTCAAGAAAGTCAGGCTTGCTGCCTTTACTTTCGTCTACACATTTGCATTTTGCTTTGCCGCAAGATTTACAAACTGTCTTACCTTCAGACAATACATTTTTAACTGAATCAAGATTGTTAAACTTCTTTAGGATATCATAGATATTGTTTGACATTATTTTTTTCCTTTACGCATGTCGGTAATTTTATTTTGGTTTGATCCTACAGGACTCTTAACACCTTGTGGAATCTGATTTGTTGTCGCTGCTGCTTTAGTTCTTTCTGTAGCACGAGTCGAAGTTAGTTCAGGATTAGATTCTAATGCTACCATCTTGGGCGACTGTGTATCTAATTCTTTAAGCATACTATCTCTGCGCTTATCGCCCACTAGTTCTTGTGCACCAGGTACATCTTTAAGTTCGTTATCTAATAGTAATGCACCAGTATGATCTTTACCATAGGCTTCTGCATAATCATTCTGCTCTGCTTGTTGTTTACCATATACACATACCCACTCGGCTCGCATGCCAGTGCGCTCACGCAATAGTTGAGCAATTTGTACTGAGGTAGTAGGGTATGCCACAGTGGCTTCAAACTGCCAGCATTCGCATGCACCCCATTTTGGGAATTCTCTGTGTTCCATAACTGGAAGGCTTTTAGGAGTAGTAACACTCACTAACTCGTATGCATCTAGTGCATTCTTAATTTCTTCCATTATGTCTTTGGGATTTTGTTTAGCGACTTTAATCCTAAACTCGTAGTTTGTGTTTCGTTCTGCGATGTAAGCGTGTAGACTTTTCATAGGTTTTATCCTGTTTATAGAGTATTTATGTGTTTTTGTTCTTTTGGAGAATCTGCTCTAGTAGAGCATTACGATCTAGTACGATTCCTTGTCCTTCAACTGCACGACTTCCGGGATCATCTTTACTCATTTGATGATCTAGTCTGGCTTTTTGTAGCTGCAGGCTGACCATGCGTAGCTTCTTGTCCATTTTGGCAGTTTTGGCAGTAATGGCGTGCCCTAGCAATGTACCAGCAGTTTGGAATACTACTCCACCAAATCTGGGATCCATGTTCATCCCAAGATCCATTAGATCTTCGAATTTTTCTTTGGCTAGATTTGCAAGCTCGTCCATTTCTTCGTCGCTGGCTTCTAGGTCGCGCACTGTGGGCAATGCTAGATCAATTTTATCTATGGCATCATCCACTTGGGCTATTATGTCTTGCTGGTCTTGTATGGTTTGAAATGCTTCGCTGGTTTCTGCTGAGGCATCTGCAGGAACTTCAGGGAGATCAAATAGTTCGGCTAGTTTCTTGGTCATGCTCGTATTTACCGAGCTCGACCTTGATGGAAGATATCATTTTCTGTTAGGACTCGAAAACGCAATCCATTTTGATTACACCAGGCTTGTGCTGCTTGCCACTTATACATGTTCAATACTGCTGCTGCTTGGTCACGAGGACTTTTACCTGCTGCTTCTAGTGTGGTTTGTTTTGAAGGTTTAATTTCAACCAGTTCACCAAACTTTTCACCGTTTTTGTTTACATACATAATCATAAAATCTGGTACATAAATGGTATTTTTATTTGTAAAAGGATTCCGATAAGGAATGTGTATTGCTTCGCTAGCCCATTGTAGTACTGCAGGATTTTCATCACAGAAGCGCATAAAACTATGTTCCCAACTGCTACGAAACTGAGGAACTTTTTTACCCACATACTTGTCGGCATTGACAATTTGATAAAAACCGTTAGCGTATTTGCCCATTATGATATTATAGTACGTTGAATATATTTGTTCAATTGAGGAGTGTTGTTAATGCCAAGGTAACTAGTTCCCACACGTTCAAAATTCAAAAACATCGCTGTGTATGCATCCAGTTCACCAGCACTTAATTTTTGAAACTCTTTTAAAGTAATCATCGGATCTAGTCCTTGTTTAAGACTAGTGTAGATTACCGCGCTGGCCAATGCTTTGGCACTTTCTTTATTAGATGTTATCTGTTCAAAATACGCAACTATTGCACTATCTACATTACTACTTACGTTTATTGGTATATCAAAATAGTTATTAAAATATTTTTCCACATCACGTGTTGTTAACGGATTGGTATTAATCTTACTTAAATTGGTAGGATAGGTTGCTCTTGTAATTAATTTAGCCATTATTCTTATCCTTGGCTATACCTTGATTACTAGGCACTTTAGGTAACGTTGCTCGCATGTTTGCTATTCCAATTTGAAGTAAGTATGTTTCTTGAGTTTGTGTTTGTAAGACAGCAAGTTCTTCTTTGGTATAGCTACTGCTATTACCAAACACAGTTGTTGTAAATATTTTGCTATTACTATCCATAATTAACTTCTAGCCGGCACAGTTGATCTACCGCCTGTGTATTTTCCTGGAGTACCTTCAACTAGAGTTTGTACGTTAGTGCCAGTAGTAAAGTTTGCTGCATCTCTATTGGCCAGTGCCGTTTCTGGGGGAATATATGTTGATGACCAAGGTGTCTGTAATAAAGGATTTGTATTTTGCACAGTGGCGTTTGTGCCTGTGGTGAACAACGGAGCCTGACTCACAGTGGCAATAGATTGCGATCCAGCAAATGATTGACTTGATAAAATATTTTGACTATTGGGAGCAGATTGCGATGCTGTTGCTTTTGTTATTTGTTCGTTTTTAACTCGTTCAGCTGATGCTGCTGCTGATCTTGTAGCGACTATATCGTTAAGTGCTTTGTTGTATGTAAAGTCATCTTCTGGTGATGTGCTGCTAACCGCTACTAGCGGTGAATTATATGTTATGTTCACTACTTTATTCAATGAGCCTCCTGTTACAGAACCTTGACTATTAACTGCTACTCCAGCCAAGGCTAAGCCAGCACCTAATGCGGGTTTTCCTGTAACAGCAAGTACAGTTCCAGCAGTAGCTAGTATTTTTCCTAATCCAATACCTGACCCATTACTTGAAACACTTCCAGCACTGGCACCAGATGTAAAGTTTGATATTCCACCGGGTGCTGATGGTTTGTCTGCTAGTGATCCCGAGTACGGAACATAGAATCTATCGCGAGGATCTTTGCCATTTATAATATCTTTACCTGCTGTTAGTAGCTCTTGTGCAGCTAGGCCTTTGAGATCAACGTTTTTATTATTTTGTGTTGCTCTCAACAATTTAAAAGCAGCAGATCCAAAATTACCAGCTCTTCCGTCTTGTGTTATTTCATCTGCTGCTGCTAGAATACCACCAGGTCCCAAAATGCTGTTTGTACCGCCACCAGCTACAGTCAATGGACTAGGTGCTTTATCGTAGTGCAGGTCTGCAAAACCTTTAACAGTGTTAACAGATACACGACCACTAGAATACAACACAGTCTCGTAGCTGATGGTCATCGATGACTCTAATCCACCCTGAGTGCTAACATCATGATTACCGTGACTAAAAGCAGTAATTGTGGGATTAATTAAAGTGTATTCGCTAAATTTTTTCTGATGCAAACTATAGATTCGTATAGATTGTATGTATTGTGTAGTGAGTGAAGATGTTCGTGGACTATAACCAAAGTTATTAAGTCTATCTCTTTGTCCTAATGTATATTTGTTAGGTGCTTGATATACAGGATTGATTCCTCCACTGTTGTTATCATATCCAGCATCAGTGTCTCTATAATAATAATTGTAATAGTCAAACCATAATTTTCTAATCACGTTGGATTGATCGTCGTGAAAGGTTATGTTAATGGAGTCATAGTTAACTTTATTCTGTACAATATTTGGTCTATTGTAGTTGTTTAAAGTTTTTGTATTAATTGTAAATTTAGGCAAATCAACACCTTTAACTAGCATACCTGCTTCTAGATTTTTATCTCTATCAATTCTAGCCAAGGTTGGATTTAAATCAAAGAACACATGGAATAGCCAAGAATACTTGGGGCTTAGTGCATAATTATTATCTACAAATAAGCGCGAGGCATGTTGATAGTCTTTTATTGTATCGCCGCGGCCTAATTGTGGAAAAAAATTATCAAAGATGTTCATAGTTAAAAATATTTATGCCAAAAAAATACCCGGTCAAAGCCGGGTATTTTAAATAACAACTGTTTAATTATGTTATACCAGTAATTAATGTGCCTAAAGTTCTTCCAACTGCTGTTCCAATACCAGTTCCAATTGGTGATTGGATAGCATTATCATACATGATTGTTAATGCAATAGTAGCTGGTTCGTTACTGCTATAATCCATTTCGCCGTAGTTCACAGTCTGTACTAGCGCACCATACAGTTCCCAAGTTTCTAGTACATTGGGTTGATTTGCGCCGTTACCGCCATCGAGCATTTCGAACTTTAACAAGAATTTGTAATCAATACCAGAGCTTGCACTTGCTTGCTCAGCAAAATCAAATTGCTTCTGAATTTGTTCGCCAACCAATTTACTAATATTACCACCTGCGTCATCACGCAATGTAACGTTAACCGCTTCCCAAGTTGGCTTGCCAACTAGGTTTACTTTACTGTTATAAACATCAATGGTAAATGGGTTAAAATTTAAATTTGGGCGACTAATTGATGCAACTTGCTTAGTTAGCTCAACTTTGTCTGTACTTACACCGAAGTTTTCAAATATTGCACGGAAGCGATATTTTAGCTTAGGCATTAACAAGCCTTGTGTGCTAGCACTCTGGTTAGTTGCTAATGGTACTGTAAATTTGTTCAATGAGGCTATTGCCATTTATATTCTCCTGTTATAGGTATTTATCAAATTTTTTCCAAAATTTTCTAGGGGGTATTTTACACCCCCTTACCCATATTATATTCCTGCTGCTATATCACCTGGGTTTTTCAAACGAATTGGAATGTAGATGAATTCAACATCCTTCATTGGTTCAATAGCAATATCAACGTACAACTCATTTCTAGCGATGCGTGTTGGTGTATTATTTGTTTCGTCGCATACAACTAGATAATCGTAAATACCGCGTTTTGCTATTAAATCGTTAATTGCACCACTGATGATATTCTTAATCTGATCACGTGTGATCTTGTCGTTTGGTTCAAACAAGAATCCGTTACCAACGCTGGCAAGTATTGTACGAATGTAGTTAACTAAACGTGCTACATTGATACGATCCAATGCACTTGCAGTACCGTTACGTGTTTTTTGTCCCCAAACAACTAAACCAACTCCAGGTAAGTTAGTAATAGGATTGATTCTGTTCTCGTACAATGTATCGCGTAGTCCTTCTCTAATAGAATTAAAGTTGTACTCGCCTGTGGCAGCATCAATGAAACCAATGCTGCTTGCATTATCTACTAGACCACGACGTGTGCCAGCTGGGGCAAACCACTGATATGCCACGTTGTCGTTGTAAATCATTGTACGTAACGCCATATGACTTGCTGGAACAGTGATTGTATTACCTGATAAATCACTAGTTTGTCCACTTGGGTAATAAACACCCAAGTAAGGATCAGCTGTCGCTAAACCATCACCGTTAGTGTTATTGCTCCAGTTAGCAATATCAATTGCATTAGGTGCTAGACGCATTGGAGTATCGCCAATGATAAACGCTGTATTGGCACGATCATTGTTTAGTGAAACCATTTCGTCAATCAACTCAGGGTAACCAGGAGCACATATAATATTAAATTGATACTGCTCTTCACGTACTTCTGTGTTAGCAATAATTGCTGCTTGCATTGCGGCAGTAATCATTCTACGCTGTGCTTGACGACCCATGTATGGACTGCCGTTATCTTTCAACCCACTGGCTGTTTGCCAAGTATTTTTAATAGTTGGTAACGAGCTAGGTGCGCCAGCCGACGGTGATGTAGGTAAGTCAGGATATGCATTTGCATTAAACTTGTTACTTACATATTGTTTTACGTTGTATCCGGAGCGACGTGTGTTGAATAACAACATGCCACGTGGATATAATCTATAATCCGGAGCATCAACGTCAATGTAATCGCTGGCTATTAGATCTGTTACTGCTGGTAATGAGCCAGTGATAATGTCTGTGGTGCCGGTGGTGTCCCAACGAGCATCAGCAAACAAAATACCATTCTGACTAACTTGGTCGGTATTGTCAATCAAGCCCCAAGCACTGCCATCATAACGATATAAGGCTGGATAGTTTTCTAAATCTCCAGTATCTAACCAAAGGTCGCCACCTACTAATGCAGTAACGCCATCGCTTTGATATTCTGGTTCACTGGCACTAACTATAACGCCTTCGGGATCAGTGGAACCTAGATCGTAACCACGTGCATCTGTTTTAGTTGCGCTACCATCATAATATGATGTATTTCTATAACCTCTCCAGCCGCCAATTTCGTTGACCATGATATCAACAGTTGCAGGATCACTATAGTACCATAACGTACCATCTACAGGAGCTTGGTAAGGCTCGTTTGCACTGAAAGTGTATGTTAATGCTTCCCAGTTAGTTAATGCCAAAGTAGTACCATATGCAATTGTACCAGTGGTACTGGTGCTAAATCCGGCCTCTACAGTTGGAGTCCCGGTACTGTCAGTTAGGTAAATATCGCCACCATAAATGTGAGTAAATGTAATAGCATTACCTGTACCAACAGAAATATTCAATTCAGGAATATTTTTTGCTAAAACATCACTAACAAAGCTGGCAGGACTAGATCCTGTTAATGTAACTGAATATTCTGTAATTGTTGCGCTGCCAATGGAGGTAACACCAATTACAATAACGTCAGTCGCGGTTAAAGCAGTTGAACTAAGTGCAGTACCAGTTACGATCGTTTGACCAGCAACTCTTCTACGGAATGGTTTGAATCCGCCTGTGTCTGTACGCAATGGATCGTAAGCGACCCATACTGTACCTGCTGCAATTCCGTTTCCGCCGCCAGCTGGATCTAATCCGTATAACGCATCTTCTGCTCTATTGTAAAAAGGAGCTGCTAAAGTGGCAAATGATTCTGTACTTGAATTATAACGTTTGATAACAACATCAGATCCGCTACCAGTTGCTCCTAATTTTGCAAATACACTTCCACTTGGACGAGGCACTGTATCGGTGCTTCTCCAACTTGGTACTTCAGCAAATGTGCCGTATGTTAATAATGGATTTGCGTATGTTCCAGCAACAACACCCAATGTAGCTAACGGTGTACCAACACCATTTGCAATAGTAATCTTACCATCGGCCGTGCTACCATTGCTTTCTGCCAACGATGATGCATAAATTTCAAGTTTACCATTAACTGCTGCAGAGGTTACACCATCAATTGTTGCGGCATTAATTAATGCAGCCACTTGTGCTACTGTTTTAGTAGTTGCGGTATTACCTAAACTAACTGTTGTTCCATTGATAACTATGGTCCATTGTGGGCTAGCAACAGGAATAGCAGTAGTTGTTGTACCTTTAATGGTAGGCCATGAAATCTGCCAGGCTGTGGTTCCTAAACGAACCCAAGTATTACTTCTGTTCTTGTAAAATAACAATGCATTGCTGCCAGTATTAAAAGCAACTGCATAACTACCAATCTGACCAACATCTGAATCTGGTACTTCAATGCTACTGCTAAGAGTACTGTCATCAGTGGAAGTAACTAATATTGGACTTTTAAGACTAAAGGTACCTGTAACTGCATCCCACTCGTTGATACCCCAAGAAGATTCTGTTAAATCCATCCAGTGCGTACCGTTGGCAACTGCACCAGTAGGACGAACACTAGTTCCAACTAGTTCGTCTAGGTTAATATCTGCACGAATAGCGTACAGTCTATTAACATTGCCAAGTGCGCTATAAGCAGCCATTAAACCGTATTCGTTGCGCTCATCACCGTGCAACGGTGTACCAGCTGAGCTTTGTTTAAAGCTTGGATAACCCATTGCAGTAATTAATTCTCTTTGGCTACTATAAGCCAGTAGTTTGCCTGCTCTTGAAGCAGTAGTGTCAGCAGCTACAGTGCCTGCTGGGCTTAGTTTATCTTGTCCAGTAGCAAGAATAACTAGTGGTACAGTTCCGACCGCGCCCGGTACGTATTGACTTTCGTCAGTGACTGTAATTTGTAAACCTGGGGATACTAGTGCCATGTTTTTATCCTTTTATAAACATTTCTAGTATTTATAAAAGGGTTTACATTTTTAGTGGTTACAGGTGCCTTTCGAAAGGTTTCGTTATAAATAATACTATGACTAGGCCACTTTGCACCGCATGTAACGGTAATCCTGCTGCTATAAACTATCACTCAGGCGACAAAATACGATATAGGCGCATGTGCGCCGGCTGTATTCGTAAAGGAAAGAAAGTAAGGACAATACCCGGATGGGTAAAAGCAGGGTATAAGAAAAAAACAATCTGCGAGCGGTGTAACTTCAAAGGAAAACTAATCAATCAGCTATTTGTATTTCATATTGACGGAAACTTAAAAAATAACGATTGGCAAAATCTTAGATCTGTGTGTGCAAACTGCAGAATAGAATTAAACACCGGAAAAACTACTTGGCGTGAAAGTCCGCTGGTAGCAGATTTTTAATTTGAGTATACAGTTGTTGTACTGTTCCATTATTATCTACAGTGTAGTTAAATGTCTGCCCAATCCAGGCCCACTCTGATTGATGTATATTGGGATACTTTTGAGGCATAAGTTGGTGTGCGTCTTCTAATAGCCATTGTCTATCGGTTGGAGTAGTGTTTTCTGTTAATGCACAATCATACCATTCGGGAAGTTCTCCTCGCTGCACCCAAACACATACGCCACCTGCTCTGCGTATTGCTGCAATTTCGTTAGGAAAGCGCACATCGCTAATAACAATATCATCTACTGTTTTACGCAGTCTATTTTCCATGCTAGCAATCCAAATATCATCATGGAATCCTTGCCTGCACACTTCTGTTCCCCATAGTTGCAGCATATACCTTGGAGTAAGACGTGGCATATCTAATCGTTTGGCCCACCATGGATCCACTTGTTCGCGCCAGGCGCGGGCTTTGGGTGTAAGTCCTTCTAGCAGTTCACGATCCCAACCAAACACTTGTGCTACTGCATCTTTGAGTGTGCCAGCAAAACTGTCACGTCTAAATCCATGCTGTGCTACAAGATAATTGGCTGCGGTGTCTTTGCCGCTTCCAATAAATCCGGTGATTCCTATAATCATAAAAAATGCCCCTTGTAGGAGCATTTTAATATAGTTGTGTGTGAAAGTCAAACACCGTACTTGTTTGTTTTCTTTTTGGCAACCGGACTTGCAGTATTTGTGCTTTTTAACTCTTGGCTTCGCATGTCGCCTTTGTTAACATCTTCGTAGTCGGCACCCACTGCTTGATAAGCTTTTTTGAGCATTTCTTGATCAAGCTGACTGTAAGGTGCGGTTACTTTCCATTTACCCACCCAGGATTCTTTATCTGTGTCAGGAACTGTTTTGCCATCTGTACTAGCAACTGCTAGTCCCAAACGATACAATGTGTAATCACTGTTCCAGTGATCACCATCAGTAAACTTGTTTAAGCCACGAGTTGGCTGCTGTTGGCGCTTTGTTATTTTGCCCGCTGATGCTTCTGTAATAACTTCGTTAATTTTCATTATCCAATTACCCAAGTTAATGGCAGCGATCCGTCAACATAATTTTTTAGCTGCTGTTCTAGATCTTTCATTTCTGCAATGGATTCTGCTTTTAAACTAGCACCATTTAACTGTGTTCCGCCCTGCGGCCCTGCAATACTGGCAAACTTTTCTCTAGCTTCTCCAAGAATGCTTTTGGCGAATGCATAAGCGTAATCTTGTAACCAAGGATATGCCTGATAGTCATTGAACAACATACTGTCAGGTTTATAATTGTAGATATGCAACATGCAGTCTTCCATTTGACTTTCTTGCATGTTAACGCCAGCAAAAGGTATCTTACGTATTAGTGTAAGCTTTTTTGTGGTTTTGTTAAAGTGGAAGTTTAAGTATCCGCCAAACATTTTCATGCTCAATTTTTGGTAATCTACAAATAGTTCGTAGCTTAACAAGCCACCAACTCGTCCTGCCACTAACATGTAAGTGTTTAAGTAGCCGGAACTGAACGGTTCAAATTGGCTAGCAGTTGTACCAGTTACTGATCCAATGCCCCGACGATATGCAGCACGTACTTCCATGACAGTGTTAGGCAGTATGTATTCTTGCGTTTCAGGTTTGAGTTTTAGGAATGCGTAACTTTCTTCTTGGCTATTGCTGGCCAATTGTCTGTAGCGATTTAGTGCCTGGTCAATTGAAAGTTCGTAGTGTTCTTTGTCAAGTTCCACATCAACAATGCCATCTGCTAAACGTAATCTGATATAATCAATTATGTCTTTGCGATGATGATTATCTGTTTGTAAATCTGGAGCAGTGGTGTCGCCCAATTCCTCAGTAGGATCGTATGCAATGTGACCCGAACCCGTGCCTGTTGCAGGGTTATATAAACTGTCTGTTATTAGTACGCCGTTAGCGTAAAATGAAGTAGTATCTGCTGTAGCCATTTAGGTGTCCTAGTAATGTATTTACCAGGACACCGTGGACTTAGTTGATTCGGAGCAGGATCATATCAGCGTTAATACGGCCGTTCCCGATGGTTTCTGTTGCTTTAATTTCCTCCAAGAACTTGCGTAGCTGTATTTTAGTGGCTTTTGCAAATTCTTTGAGTTTTTCGTCGGGCTTGCGTAATGTTTTGCCCACACTCTTTGCTAGGTCAAAGCCTGTTAAACTAGTGCCTTTGATGCCTAACGGTCCAGTTAAACTGTCAGCAATGTATTTGTAGAGCTTGCGTGTCTTGGTGTTATAGCACCAGACTTCCTGTGCGCCAATAATGTCCACAGGATTAATGCTTACTAACTTCAGCGTCTTTTCTTCCCGCATGTATTTGAGCTTGCCAACAAGTTTTTCTTTGTTAGGCGCACGTTTTACACGAGCTTTCTTTGTTGCTTTCTTGACTCCGCGATACTGTTCTAGTGCATCAAGTACGGCATCCAAAAACGCATAGTGACGTTTATAGTCTGCCGCTTTGAAATGTTTATAAGATTCAACATAGTCTTCAAACAGTCGACCTTGTGCTGCGCCTAGTTCTGCTTTACGAGCACTAAACAGTTCTACAAATTTGTTAATCTGACTTTGCGGTACTGTATTAGCAGTCAAGTAATCAAATGCCTTTGGATCAACGGTTCCGCCTGATACAACTTCGTCATACAAGCCTTCAAAGTGTGCCAAGTGCTCACTTGTTTTTTCGTTAAGTCGATCCTGGATAGTGGGTGCTCGTACTGTGGCTTTTTCAGCTGCTGGCATTGGTGCGCCAGTTGAACTTTCTACTACATCTCCGTCGTCTTGTAGCAATGCTATTTCAATACGCTCTCGAAGATAGCCAAGTTCTTTTTCACGTAGCGGCATGCCTTGACGATTTGCCATAAGCAAGCCGTATGCTGTCATTGGGACTGCGCGATCTGGGCTGCGGATAAATGCACTAACTTGCTGTTTTGTATATTTGTTATCCTGCATCCATTTAACCAGATGCTTTTTTAGATCTTTTTGGCTGTAGTAATAATTGTAATACGAAAAACTTTTACGCAAGAAGTGATCAAATTCGTCCTGGCTCATTGCTGTTGCACGTTCTGTATCCCAGACTGGTTCACTCCCGGTGTACTTCTCATCAGAGAACATGGGATCTCGAGATTTTTTGGCTACTTTTTTGGGTGCCTTTACACTTTGCTGTAATGCCATTTTTCGCTCCTTGTTACTTAGAATATAACATTATACTACTCTTCGGGTTTTGTGTCAAGTAGTGTTGCAAACACGAGCCATTGTTGCAACTCTGCTAACTCTTGTTTACATTTAGCTAACTGTAGATTGTGTTGTGTATAATTGTTCGTTCTACGGGCATCAATTTCTGCTTTACTTAGCTCTGTTACACTATTATAAAGATTGTCGTGCATTTTGAGCAACTGGCGACGATGTTGTATATTGTACAACTCCCGTACATTACGGCGTAGTTGCTGATCTAGCAACGCCCAGTCGTCTAAAGAGTTAAATGCATTCATAACCATAATTATACTATTTTTGGTATTTACTGTCAAACTAAATACTAGATACGAGGATTTTATTGTGCCAAGATTATCACTTTGGAAAGACGGAAAACACAGCAACGATTATAAGTTTATGGATCGTCGCATGAGCGAGATGTTTACTGTTGGCGGTACTGGAATTTATATCCACAAATATCTTGGTGTAAATGAACAAAATTTAGTCAAGACTACCAGTGCTGCTCAAGGTAACACTAGCCCAACATTGACATTTACAAGCACATCCGACATTGATTTAGGAATGTATGTAGTTGGTACCGGAATATCAACGGGTGCTACTGTTACCGCAAAAACTGCTACCACTGTTACACTAAGTGCTAACACTATTTCAGCTAGATCATCAGGTTCTACAATTAAGTTTTATACTGAAGCAAGTAAACCAAGTTACATTAACGAAAGTGCTTCAAACATCCAAGACCTATTTTTCTTAGAAAATAGAGATAGAAAATATGATACCAGTATATACTCATTACGTGGAGTTTATCAAGTACAGGACGTAACATTTGATTTGAGTCAGTTTGGTATGTTCTTGCAAACTGGTACGCTGTTTATGGTATTTCATATCAACGATATGATAGAGACTGTTGGACGCAAGCTAATGTCTGGTGATGTAATTGAACTTGCGCATCTTAAAGATTACAATCCATTGGACGACACTTTACCTGTTGCACTGAAACGTTATTATGTAATCAGTGATTGTCAAAATGCAGCTGAAGGATATAGTGCCACATGGTGGCCGCACTTGTGGCGTTGTAAAATCAACCCATTAACTGATAGCCAAGAATATAAAGATATACTGAATCAAATTACTTTAGATAACGAACTTGACCCCACAGGAGGTAATGTAACACTGGGCTCAGTAAGTAGTATCATTGGCAAATATCAAGCGATTAACGATGCCATAATTAAAGAAGCCGAACTTAATGTTCCGTATTCGGGATACGATACTTCTCACATGTATATTAAACCGTTGGAGCCAACAGGTGCTGTAGGTGATCCGATTGGAACTACTGCCGACTCGGGCAACATATCAGCTGATTCTGGTAATATTAATTCTTCGTCGGGCGTAGTAACTCCTGATGCCACAGTTGCAGGATATTTGACTGGAGACGGATTAACTCCAAATGGATTGCCTGTTACTGTTGGTATTGCTTTCCCAACTGGCCCAGCAGTAGGAGATTATGCATTAAGAACCGATTACTTGCCAAATAGATTATTTAGATACGACGGACGTCGTTGGGTCAAGATTGAAGATAATGTAAGAACTAACTTGACTCCAGGTTCAACCAATCAAACACAACGTAGTAGCTTTGTTAATAATACAGAAACGTATTCAAACAACTCCGGTAATGTCACAGTTAGACAAAGTTTAAGCAAGGCATTAAAGCCTCAGGCGGATAATTAATGGCACAACAATATTTTTACGACGGGCAAATTCGAAGATTCCTTGTTCAGTTTATCAGGGCAGTAAGTAACTTTGAAGTTGAATTTGGCAAGGACCGTGACGGTACTCGCACGTTACAACGTATTCCTGTGTACTACGGTGATGCCAGCAGACAGGCACAAACAATCTTAAAAGGTAATAGCGAAAATGTAATGAACGCTGTGCCAGCAATGAGTGCTTATATCACTGATTTGACTTACGAACAAACACGAACACAAGAGCCTACATTTGTTAGCAAGATGCATTTGCGAGAAAGAGAATACGATTCTGCCACTGGCTTGTATGGTACTCAGCAGGGAGATGCATATACCATTGAACGTTTAATGCCTGTTCCTTACAAGCTGACAGTTAAACTTGATATATGGACTAGTAACACTGAGCAAAAGATGCAGATTATCGAACAGATTGCCGTACTGTTTAATCCAAGTTTAGAAATACAAAGCACAGACAATTACATTGATTGGACCAGTTTAACTTTTGTACAACTTACCAATGTGACCTGGACATCAAGAACTGTACCAGCAGGGACCGAAGAACCGATTGATATTGCCACATTAACGTTTGATATGCCAATCTGGATTAGTGCCCCGGCCAAAGTCAAGAAGCTTGGTGTTATACAAAAAATTATTAACACCATTTACGACGAGCAAGGTGCATTTGACGAAAATTCTTTATTGACTGTTGATGTAGGCAAGCGTTACAATACCCCTGTACAATACGGAGTTTATTATTCCGGCAATCAATTAAAATTGATCAAACCGCAAGAGGTCGAAGTTGCTGGTAGTCTAATTAAAATTAATCCTCCAGAAACTTGGAAGTCTGTAGTGGAAATCTATGGTACCTTGGTAACTGGTCAAACTGAAATCAGACTTCAACTACCTAACGGCAACGAACTGATAGGGCAAGTTACTTACCATCCAACTGATCCAAAAATACTGTTGTTTACACCCATCGAAGACACAATGCCTGTAAGTACGTTGACAGCAGTTGATGCTATTATTAATCCTATCAACGTTACAGTCGACAGTAACTTACTAACTCCTACCACTGGCGCTAGATACCTATTAACCGATGATATTGGCAGTGATATTAACGTAGTAGGTAGCACAGTCTGGGGTTCGGTGGTAGCTGTAGCGAACGATATTATTCAGTTTGATGGAGCACAATGGATAGTGTCATTTGATAGTCCGAACAGTCATGATGTAGAGTACATAACCAATACCAATACTGGTGTTCAATATAGATGGACCGGAACAGAATGGGTCCGTAGTGTAGAAGGTGTCTATCGAGGCGGTGAATGGTCAATCGTAATATAGGTTGTGGTGCATTAATCTATAGTAAATCAACCAAGCGTTATCTATTTTTACTACGTAATCAAAAGCGTCATGCCGGATCGTGGGGATTGGTTGGTGGCGGTGTTGAACATGACGAAACTCCTGCTCAAGCATTACAAAGAGAAATTGTAGAAGAAATTGGTCCTATTGCTTTTGAAAAAATTATACCGTTAGAAAAATTTACAGCAGACAACAAACCATTTGAATATCATACTTATCTTATAACAGTCGAGTCAGAATTTGTACCTATACTAAATGGCGAACATCGAGGATATGCGTGGACGCAATTGAGTGATCATCCAAAACCTTTACACCCAGGTGTCTGGCGAACATTTAGTTTTAAAAGTATAGTTGATAAGATTAAAACAGTCGAAACAGTTATACATCAGCCTCAAGAACAAAATCTCTAAAATCAATGACTCTATAATTTAAAAGATATTTCCATGCTTCGGGTGATCTAAAGGTTCTTGTTGGCGCTACTCTTATAAATTCAGTGTCCGAATAAGTCTTCATTAAATTTTCTAAACTTAACACCCAAAAGTCTTCTAGTATATTATCTGTTTTTGCAGGATAAGATGGTGTTCCGGCATAAACATTATAGATATCTGTAGGATTGTCTATACCATCAAA